TTCTTAGTAATTTTTATCATTATTTGATGAGGTATTTAAAATGGCATTTGTAAATTCTAGCAAAACACAGACAGAACTCTTGGTATCATACTTGCGTGGTACTGGTCGTGGAATCTCCGCACCACAAGCACGGTCTTTGTTTGGCATCAAAAACCTTCGTGCCCGTATCAGCGACTTGCGCCAAGCAGGTTTCAAAATCCGTAAGGACATGAACACAGAAGGCAACACAACATATTTTGTTTCACGCAGAATGGTTGGACAGGCTTAATCTGTTATAAATAAACGTATCTCAGGGATGGGAACGTAAATGGCTCTTCTACCTTAGGAGCGTCTAACGCTGGCACAACGTTATGGTGTCCCTGTATGCAGTAAGCAGGATTAATGATACGCCTTCGGGGTATCGGATTTTATTTTTAACTCGCTTAATAGGAGAAACTATGTTACAAAACATCAATAGTGCTATCGATGCATTTCAAAGCACAAAAACGCAATTCGTCAAAACATTCGTCAAGAATGAAGAACTTGCAAAACCCCTCAATACTTTCATTGAAGCGCAAACATCTTACGCAAAGGCTGTCGCTGTAGAAGTCAACAAGTTTTATACAACTCTTGGACTCTCTGCATACACATTCGATGCTAAGAAAGCATTTTCAAAATCTAAGTAAGAGGAGATACAATATGGGACATACACCAATTCCCGCTATCTTTGGCGGTCCAGGTTTCAAAGACTTTGATAAATTCTTTGTTGGCTTCGATGAACAATTCAATCGACTAGCAAAAATACATGATGATGTGACTAAGAACATTCCTAACTACCCACCTTACAACATTCGCAAGACTGGTGACAATACATACGTCATTGAACTTGCTGTTGCGGGTTTCGGTAAACAAGAAATCGATATCACTTTAGAAGACAACAAATTAATTGTTGCTGGCAATACAAAAGATGATGGAGACAATTTCTTGTTCAAGGGTATTGCTAATCGTGCATTCACTCGCACGTTTGCACTTGATGACCAAATCGAAATTCAAGATGCCGCTTTGATTAATGGTATGTTGAAGATTGCTTTGGAACGAATCATCCCAGAACATAAGAAGCCAAAGAAGATTGAAGTTAAGGATGCTGAATCTAAAACTAAAAAATCATCTCAACAATATTTAACTGAGGATGAATTATGAAATCAGTAAAAAACTTCTTTATGGCATTACTTGAAGCAATTCAAGATGCGAAAGAGCATAAAGCAAAACGTTTTAAATAAACACCGAGGGTGCCGCAATGGCACCCTTTTTTATTATAGGATATAAAATGGCAAACTTAAGAATTTTAAAATTGACAACAGGTGAAGAGATTGTCGGTGATCTTGTAGAAGAAACTTCAGAAAAATATCGCATTGAGAATCCATGCATTCTTGGTATTGCAATGGGTCCAAATGGCAAAGCAAGTTTACAAATGCAACCGATGCTTTTATTTTCCGAACAAAAAGTTGTTGAACTTAAACCAGAACATGTTTTATATAATGTTTCAGTTGCAATTGAAATCAAAAACAAGTATAATGAAGTTTACGGTTCGGGCATTGTCGTTCCACCACAACAATCTATTATTATTTAATTGAATGAACTCTTTATTTTTTCCTACAACTATCATTGACGGATTCTTAGACAATCCAGAAACTGTTCGGGAATATGGATTAGGATTAGAATATAAAATTGATCCCAATTTTATGCGACCAGGAAAAAGAAGTGATTATATTCACAAATCAAATCCAGAATTTCACGATAGATATATTCATAGGATGCTATCTATATTTTATGACGATACGACTGATATAAAAACTGCGGCATATAGTAACTACGACTTAATTGATAGTAGATATGGAACTGATGGTAGTTGGTTGCATACTGATATGTCAAAATCAAAAACTAATGGTAGTGTTATTATGGCGACCGCAATTTTATTTTTGAATAAAAATCCTGGAGCGGGTCTTGGAATTTTTGATGTTAATGATTTAGATTATTTTAATAAAGGAAATGATTTCCATTTCAATAAGCGTAGAGAAGCGATAAAAAATTTAGATATTCCAGAATATAGAAAAGCACATGATGAATATTTTGATGAGAATATTTTTGTTAAAGGGAAATTTAACAGATTAGTTCTCTTTGATGCTAGAGTTTGGCATGGTGCATTAGGATATTATGGAACAAATGATGATGACACACGAATGACAATAGTAACGCAATTACATTCAGTATTGGCAACAAATTCTTCCGGTCAGTCAGTTAGTCTTCCAATGCCTAGATCAAAACGTTCTTCTGAAATTTGACACAACATCAGAAAAAAGATACAATTACATAATGAAATTTTATACGCACTTTTCTAAACTTGGCAATAATATTCTTGTTCGTGGTTACAACAACGGCAAGAAATTTATTGATAAAGTTGAATACAATCCAACTTTATATTTACCATCCAAAGATGGTGACTATAGAACGTTGGATGGACAATCAGTTGCGCCTGTGTCCCAAGGCACAATGCGTGATGCTACTGAGTTTATGAAACGATATGAAGACGTTGACAACTTCAAAGTATATGGCTCAACAAACTTCCCATACGTTTATATCAATGAAGCATATCCAGGCAAAGTAGATTATGATCCAGAACAAATTAAGATTGCAAATATTGACATTGAGGTTGGCTCTGAGAATGGCTTTCCTGAACCTGCATCTGCGACTGAGCCAATTACTGCCATCACGTTTAAGATAGCTGGACACTTCTATGTGTTTGGTTGTGGTGACTTTGAAACCAATCGTGATGACGTAACATATCTCAAGTGCCGTGATGAAAATAATCTTACCATGCGTTTCTTGGACATGTGGGAAGAAACATCACCAGACATTGTGACTGGTTGGAACATTCAATTTTTTGATATTCCATATCTGAACAATCGTATCACAAAACTCATGGGCGAGAATACTGCAAAGCGTTTGTCACCATTTCGTAGAATCGGTGAACGTACAACTACGATTCACAATAAGCAACAAGTAGCATTCGACTTGGTAGGTATTGCTATTCTTGATTACATTGAATTGTACAAGAAGTTTACTTACTCACAACAAGAAAGTTTTAGTCTTAATCACATTGCATACTTAGAACTTGGTGAGAAGAAGTTAGACTACTCTGAAGTCGAAAGTCTGCATCAGTTATACCGAACAAACTTTCAAAAGTTTATTGAATATAACATCCATGACGTTGAACTTGTAGATCGCATTGATGCTAAGATGCAATTGATTGACATGGCACTTGCGCTTGCATATGACGCCAAAGTTAATTACACCGATGTGTTCACGCAAGTACGCATGTGGGATACTTTGATTCATAATGAATTGATTGAACAGAATATTGTTGTGCCACAGAATGTTCGTACACCAAAAGACGAACAGTATGCTGGCGCTTATGTGAAAGACCCAATCGTTGGTATGCACGAATGGGTTGTATCATTTGACTTGAACTCATTGTATCCACACTTGATTATGCAATACAATGTTTCACCTGAAACAATTGTTGAAGGTCGCCACACTAGTATCTCTATTGATAATTTGCTGAACGGTGAATATCAAGCGCAAGGAGAATATTGCATGGCAGCCAATGGACATTATTTCAAGCGTGACAAGCAAGGCTTCTTGCCTGCTATGATGCAACGCATGTATGATGATCGTTCATTGTACAAAAAGAAAATGATTGAGGCACAAAAGGCTTACGAAAAAGAAACCGATAAAGAACGTAAACGTGAAATAACAAATCAGATTTCAAAGTACAAGAACTTGCAGTTGGCAAAAAAAGTACAGTTGAACTCCGCCTATGGCGCACTTGGTAATCAATATTTTAGGTTCTTTGACATTAGACAAGCAGAGGCAATTACTCTGTCTGGTCAGTTATCCATTCGCTGGATTGAAATGAAGTTGAATGGTTACCTAAACAAATTATTGAAAACTAAAGAGGTCGATTATGTTATTGCATCGGATACAGATTCTGTATACGTCAATCTTGGTCCGTTGGTACATATGGTCTACGGACAAAAGAGTGAAACGAAAGTTGAAACGATTGTTGATTTCGTCAACAAAGCATGTATCGAAAAATTCGAACCATTCATCGATAAAGCATATCAAGAACTAGCAGACTACATGAATGCATTTGAACAGAAGATGCAGATGAAACGTGAAGTGATTGCCAACAAAGGTATCTGGACTGCAAAGAAGCGTTACATTCTAAACGTGTATGATTCTGAAGGTGTTCGATTTGCAGAATCAAAGTTGAAGATGATGGGTATCGAAGCCGTTAAGTCTTCCACACCAATGTCGTGCAGAGAGAAGATTAAAGAGTCATTGAAGATTGTGATGAATGGCAACGAACAAGACTTTCAATCATTCGTAGAAGCATTCAAACAAGAATTCAAAACTCTTCCATTTGAAGACATTGCATTCCCACGTGGAGTTAGTGACCTATCTAAATATATGGGCAGTACGGAACTATATTCAAAAGGCACACCTATGCATGTGCGTGGTGCGATAATGTTTAATGCGTTTTTAAAGAAGTACAAACTGACTAAGAAGTATCAGCTTATTCAGGATGGCGATAAGACAAAATTTTGTTATATGAAAGTTCCGAATCCCGTTCAAGAAAATGTGTTTTCTATTCTGACTGTACTACCAAAAGAGTTTGGTGTAGAAAAATATATCGACTATGACACACAGTTTGATAAAGCATATCTTGATCCACTAAAAACAATTGTAAACACAATTGGTTGGAGAACCGAACGTGTTTCTTCATTGGAGAACTTTTTCACATGAGTACAAAAATACCATCAGAATATCTAGCGTTTAGAAAAGAAGATGATTTTGGATTTAGTGCAGTTGACGAATCAACGTTAACTAGACTAACAGACCCAACTACATTAGAAGATACAATTGCTGTTAAACAAACAGTAACACAATCTTCCGAATCTCTACAGCGTGTAGAAGAAAAACTAGATGCAATGCTATCGTTATATAATCAAGGTAAACTTGGTCTTGACGCAGAGCGCCAAAACATGATTGCAGAAGTTAAAATTAATTTAAAAGAATTAGAACAACTCATTATGCCTTTGCTTGTTAACTTGATGAAGAATCCAGAGAAAGAATATATCTACTGGCCTAATCGCACATCAAAAATTCAAGAGCAGATAGATAAAGTATTGTCGTTGACTAGAGGATAATTATGCTATTTGCTTTAATTACATTATTGAGTGCAATATCTTTATCTGCTATTGCCGCATATTATTCTGTGATTGGTCTAATGGCTATCTTTGCGGCTAGTCCAATTCCAATTGCAATCATGGGTGGTGCGCTTGAGTTTTCTAAACTCATTGCCGCATCTTGGGCGTATAAGAATTGGAAAATTGCACCACGATTCTTAAAGTACTATTTCACAATAGCAGTTATAATTCTAATGTTTATTACATCATTAGGAATTTTCGGTTATCTTTCCAAAGCACACAACGACCAAAATTTAGTTAGTGGAGATGTGCAAGCACAGATTGCGCTTATCGATGAGAAGATTAAAGTTGAAAAGGATAATATAGATGTTAATCGCAAAACTCTCAAACAAATGGATGAATCGGTGGACCAAGTTATGGTTCGCTCAAAAGATGAAAAGGGTGCCGAATCGGCAGCAAAACTTCGCAAAGCCCAACAGACAGAACGTGGTCGCTTACTTAAAGAAATCGAAACATATAACAAGCGGGTTTCGACTCTTAATGAAGAAAGGGCTCCTATCGCCGCCCAAATTCGTAAAGTGGAGGCGGAGGTTGGTCCGATAAAATACATTGCGGCTTTACTCTATGATGATGTTGATTCTAACATACTAGATAAGTCTGTACGATTCGTTATTATTCTTTTGGTTCTTGTGTTTGATCCGATGGCAGTTTTACTTGTCATTGCAGGCAATTTTTCTTTGAGAGAAATTGAAAGAGAAAAACGAGAAAAGTCGGGTGGATATGAAATTAATATTCCATCCGTAACTACTGTTGGTCCCGTACCAATGGATAAAAATGAAGTCCTTAGTGCAAGAGAAATGTATCATAGAGATCAAGATTCTATGTGAGAAAATTTATGAGTGATATACAAATTATTGAAAATTTTATTCCAAAAGAACTGCAAGACGAAATTGAAACCTTAGTGAACAGCGATATTTTTGAATGGAGACTTTACTCAGGAACATTACGTAAAGGTCTATATGATTATGAGAATAAAATTGGTATATACGATACATGGCAACTTAGTCACATATTTTTTTATGGTGGTCATCCAGTATCGAAATATACTAATATCATAGCTTCTATGTTATATCATATAAAAAAACACACGGGAAATGATTACAGAAAACGTTTGATGAAAGTGAAAACAAATTTATTGTTTCCCACCAATTTAAATATGGATGACAATTCTTGTCACATTCCACATGTTGATGTTCATACTGATGGATGCAAAACAATATTATATTATATTAATGATAGTGATGGGGATACTTTTTTATTTGACGAATTTATTGATCCAGTCTTTAATAAAAACTTTGGTGGTACACACTATACGTATGAAGACGGTAAAGCAATTCCTTCAAATACAATGATATTGAATCGTAGAATAACACCTAAAAAAGGTACTGCAATATTATTTGATTCGAATCGATATCATGCAAGTTCTTCTCCCAAAATTGCCGATAGAAGATTTGTTATTAATTTTGTTATATCGGAGAAAGATTTAATATGAAATTTCTTGGCGAAGAATACGAAAATAAAGATTTTACCGGTAAACAGTATTGCATTGAGGACGGAATTGAGTTATAATATTTTATTAAACACGTATCATGAAGGAAAAACACAATGAGTAATTTTTTTACAGACTTGGTGGATCAGTTAAAAGACGAAGACACTAAAATTTTATCTGAAGGTGGTGCATCTGCTGAGTATAGTGGATGCATTGATACTGGTTCATATGCATTGAATGCTGTTCTATC